CTTTTATTTCTGGACAAAGACTACAAAAAATACGATGATGTTTTAGCTTTAATTGAAAAAAATGCAAATATTCAAATCGCTGATAAAGATATTTTTGAGGACTTTAAAACGACTGTTCGTAAAGTTTTCGAACAAGAGAATGTCCGCAATGTTACGGCTGCACTTGTCAAAATGTGCCAAATTGTGATTAAACACTACGAGATCAAGGCTAAGATGGAGGAGAGGAAAGCAGCAGAGTTGGTTGAGAAGATAGATAAACCGGCAGAAAGCTAAAAAATTTTGCACAGTGCCAAATGTATAGTTTCGGAAAAAATGTATAGACTTACAATATAACCTTAAAATATGTTCAAAACGGCAGAGGCGGTGAGCCCATCCCACCCCGATAAAATTTGCGACAGGGTTTCAGATTCAATCCTAGACGCATGTTTATTGCAAGACCCAGAAAGTAGAGTTGCTATAGAATGCCTCGGAGGACACGGGATTATTACAATCACTGGAGAACTCACCACAAAGGCTTATGTAAACATGAGAGAGATCGCACAGAAGATCACAGGGGACAAATACGGTGTTCAAGTGAATGTTGTTCAACAGAGTCCAGAAATCAGTAGAGGTGTTGATAAAGGCGGAGCCGGAGATCAGGGGATCATGGTTGGGTATGCGTGCAAAGATAATGACGAAATGATTCCCCATGAACTTTATTTGGCACGAAACCTTTGCAAATTTATCTATAAAAGATTCCCCGAGGATGGGAAAACCCAAATCACAATAGACGAAAACAACGCAATCTCAGCGATTGTAGCAAGTTTTTGCAATGTACCCACAGCAGAATTAGGAGCAATCACAAGGGATTGGTTGGGAGCAAGGCAACGCTCAGGAGAATTTACAATGCACATCAATCCAGCAGGAGATTGGTACAAGGGAGGCTTTGAGGCAGACACAGGAGTTACAGGAAGAAAGTTGGCATGTGATAATTATGGTCCAAGAGTTCCAATCGGAGGAGGTGCATTTTCGGGCAAAGACCCTTCAAAGGTAGATAGATCAGGAGCTTACAAAGCCAGACAGGTGGCAGTTCAGCTTTTGCATACGATGAAAGACGCAATAGAAGTTACAGTGAAACTTGCTTACGCTATAGGAGTAGCAGAGCCAGTGATGGCGACAGCAGAATTTACTTATCCAGATGACGGGAGAGAACAAACACATGCTACAAAAAATTTGGCGATCACAGAAGACTTAACACCGAAAGGAATCATATCTTCATTAAAACTAAGAGACCCCAAGAATACGAAGTATGAACGTATGGCAGAATGGGGAAGCATGGGACAAGGTTTTGAGTGGGATTCAGTGAAAGGTAGTAAGGAGGATTGCCTAGACTGCAAAGACCTCCCAGAAGGAGAAGTAGCAAAAGGACACGATCATAGAGTAGTATAGTAATCGTAGTTTGAAGCCTATGAGGAGTGCTTTAAAGATAATGTTTGGACATGTTATTGGTTAAGGGTCATTTCGCTCCTCATAGACTTTAGATAGTGTGGTAGACCTTGCTGGACAGAATATTTTTTTTACCCTTCTTACTGGACACCCGAGTCCACCAAAGAAATTGACACAAAACACAATACATTGGCTTATGAAAAACACATTTTACACATTTGATGGAAAGAACCTAGCTGGACGAAAGATAGGTCTTGATGAACAGGAAGAACTTTCACCGATCATGATTGTTAGGAGTTATGATGTTGAAGCTCTGTTTGATTATTATATTCAATCAGCAGCTCAGCCGGGAGTGATGATTAAACTTGTAGATCAACTCCCACCAGAGAAACGAAGATTCTTTCCTAAGAGAGCAGCTTTATATGCGGCTGTTAAAAGGGAGGGCTTTGAACCTAGATATCATAGGATTTTTGATGTTATGAAAAAGTCTCGTGAGGCTAAGATAGGAATGACATTTGAGAGACTTGATAATGCAGCAAGGCTCGTGATGATGAGATATATAGAAAGGCTTATTGGAACAACTGAGGGGGTTAAGCCACTTCAAGTTTCGCACAAGGACGTTGACGTTATGTGGAATATCATGCGTACAGAGCAGGGTCTTGTTACAAAAATCTCTCACACAACGAATGTAGAAGCCGGAGGTGGAGTAAAACGTATGTTTGAGAAAAAAGGTGTTACCGATCTCCTAGAGGCTTTTCAGTCTTTGCCCGGAGTAAACAAGAAACAACTAATAAACACACTTGAAGATGGAAAGTCGAATATCCCAAAACTCCTCAGTCGAGGAGGTAATGAATAATATTTTAATGGAGTTGAATGTTCGAGATGACGCACCCGAGCTTATAGAGGGTATGCGTGAGCTTGACTGGCTCGAGGAGAATCCTGAATTTCGTGAAAGACCTAGTGGCTTTCGTGATTTTTGTTTATCACCTCATTATCTTGGACTAGAAGGGGATATGTACAGAAAGCTAATTGATATTGGTGAGTTTGTAAACGATGGAGAGTTTAATGAGTTCATCTTTAAGGCAGGTCTTGGAAGTGGTAAATCCTTTCTCGTTTCGACCTTAATGTGCTACGGGGCTCACCTTCTTCTTTGTCTTAAAAATCCACATTCTTTTTATAAGCTGACTGATGATAAGCCCATCACTCTAATTGCTATGGGAATCAGAGAAACTCAGGTCAAGAGAACAGTTTTTAGTTCTATAAAAATCTTCATTGCAAGGTCTCCTTTTTTTAGACAGTTCAGGAATAAGATCATGGTTTCATCAGTAGACTTAGATGTTGACTCTATCTCAGGAGGAGAGTTCCCACGAATAGAGATGGCGTGTGGTAATTCCAGTGAGACGGCTGCAATCGGACTTAATCTTTTTATGGGAATTATTGATGAGGCAGATTTCTTTTTGGATAATGACGACAAGAGTGACGCAGAGGAAATTTACAGTACCATCACAACAAGAATTGCCTCACGTTTTGGACGCTCAGGACTTGCTATGGCGATCTCATCACCTTCACACGAAGAAAGTTTTATGAACAAGAAAGAGATCGAAGCGAAAGTAAACCCAGATACAATGTACGCTATCTCAATGCCTACATGGACTGGAAAAGATAGAGAGAGGATGGAGAAAGATGTTTTTATATTCGATAGTGATAAGCTCGTTGTTCTTCCGAAAGAAGGTGAATACTTTGACGGCTCTAAGAAATGGAATTTGCCAATTACTCCACAGAAGGCTAAGGAGTTAAAGTTTGCTACGGCTGCTTTGAACGATAGGTTTTGGATAATTCCTATGGATTTTTATAGTGCATTCAAAAGGAATCCGGAGAGGGCGAGTAGAGACTTAGGTGCAAAGTCATTCAGAAGTAATGATGTATTTATTAAGCTCCCTTCATTCGTAGATCAGGCTTTCAGAAAAGATGTTCTAAATTTTGCAAAACCAGATAAATGGGATATTACGCCAGACCTCACAGATGAGCCGTTGTATGTTCATATTGATATGGGACTCAATAGAGAGACCACAACAGGGCAGGGGGACGCATGTGGAATCGCAGTAGGCTATTTTGATGACTATGACCCAGCAAGTGAAGGACGACCAAGAATTAAGATGGTTGCCCTTGAGAGAATCTTGAGAAGTGAGATAACCGGAGAGGTAAACTTTAGAGATGTGAGGGCTAGGATTTTTGCATTAACGAAGGCAGGCTATATAATTGGAAAAGTTACGATTGATGGTTGGCAGTCAGTTGATACTATCCAGACCTTAAACAGTCAGGGAATACCTTGTGAGCTTTTGTCAGTTGATACCACAGTTGAGCCATACGAATCAGCAAAAGAAGCAATGTATGAAAAGAGACTCGTTGCCCCATTCATTCCGATTGTTGTTAATGAGTTCAAGCACTTACAGGTTATTAAAGCGAAGAAGATAGATCATCCAAAGAAAGGTTCAAAAGATGTAGCAGACGCAGTTGCCGGAGTTGTGTTCAGTATCATTAAAGACTATGGTGTAGACATGAGCGGAGAAGGTGGAGGAGGGACTCTAAAGTTCAGATGATATTTACTTTTTCCTAAAGTCAATCTAAAATAACAATAACAAATAAAACTCTTTACTATGGCAGAAGATTTAGACAGAATAGCTGAGAACGGCGGACTGGTAAGAGGGGCAAGAGACGCAGCTTCTACGCAAATACTGGATGATGGAATTTGGGATGGTGAGAAGACTTTAAAACCTCCATACGACCCTAGACAATTATCAGCAGTCTATGAGCAAGATACAATCGCAAACAAAAGTATTGATATTTATGCGACTAATGTTTTTGGCACAGGATATAGATTAAGAACACGCTCAGGAGAAACTGAGGGCGATAATCTTGCAAAAGCAAAAGACTTTTTAGAGAACATCAACCCAGATGATAATTTCACAAAAGTTATCGAGAATATGATTGTTGATTATAAGACGGTTGGATATGCAGCATGGGAAGTTGGAAGAAACAAGAGAACTAAACAACCAGAAAGGATTTACAATATCCCTATCGCTACTGTCAGAGTTGCAAAGGGAGATAAGAAGTTTAAGTCAGGAGACAGATTTGTTCAGATCGAAGACTATTCTACGAAAGAGCCTGTTTGGTATAACAAATATCGTGCAAGACCAGATGAAAGGACTGAGGAGAATGGCTTTCAGCCAGACTTGAACGGAGACGGTGAGACTACGAATGAGATCATGTGGTTCAAATCCGCAAACCCTTCAAATCGATTCTATGGACTAAGCCCGAGTATCACATTGCTCAGGACTTACTTGATTACAAAATACTCACAGCAATTTAATGTAGATCAATTCGAAAGTGGAATGCTTCAAAAATTCCTTATTCTTTTAGAGGGAGGAAAACTTACGAAGGATTCTATTTCTGGGCTTAAATCTTTCATTGAGGAAGCGTCCGGACAAAAGAAGTGGTCTCAGATTCCTATTCTACAGGTGACAGGAGGAGTGAACGCTAAGGCTTCCATTGAGAAGCTCACAGAAGGTCCAAACGAAAGCAGCTTTTTGGAAACACTAAAGCATAATCGAGAAGATGTTTATATCGCCTTTGGTGTACCGCCTATCCTACTTGGAATTACTGAGAACGCTACACTTGCAAATCAAACCGCACAGCAAAAGAAATTTTACGATAATGAGATCAGACCTATTGAGGAAACTATCGAAGCAAAATTCAATAAGATGTTCGCAGAAGACTTTGGATGGAAAGATGTTGTCCTTGAGGCAGTATCACCAGAGTTTAACGATAAGGCAGTTGAGAACGAAATCGCAACATCTCAATTTGATAGAGGTGCTCTTTCTACAAACGAATTAAGAGCTACTCTAGGCAAAGAAGCAATCGAAGGCGGAGATGACGCATACATCAAAACTCCATTCGGAGTGATTCTTGTCAAAGATATTCCAAAACTTGAAGCAGAACTTTTTGCAGAAGGTCAAAATTCTAAGATGGCTAATATTATCACTAGCGGACTTCTAGGCTTTCGAAAAGAACTCGAGGCTGAGGTTGCAAAAGGAAAAGCAATGTCCGGAACTGAGCAAAGTGATGATACCTACCCAGACGCAAAGAAGCTCAAGAAAGAAAAGGAAGACAAAGAAAAAGTATAATTTAACAAAACCTTACGACAACTTCACGAGGGCATAGAAGGAAAAGTTTATCAAGACGACTTAAAAACTTTGTAAAAAGTATATTTGGAGCAAAGGTAGAGTCTACTGATGATGTTGTTGATAGTGAGGAAACACAAGAATAATATGTGTATACACTGTAAACAAAAAGAATTGAACGCTGTAAACGGGCTGTTAGATACTTTCGCACAAGGAAAGGAGTCTAAGGCTCGTATTGCTGATTTAAGCACTTGTAAGAGCTGGGGGAAAACTCCACCACAAACTCCCTATTTCGACTACTCTAAGCTCGATAAAAGAGTCAAAACGAATAAGAATAAGATCGCAAAGGTATTCAAGACATGGAAGAAGCGATTTAACGAGAATTACAAGAATGCTCAACCCTTTTCTCTATTCGCAAAGGCTGAGGAGCTTACACTCGAAGTATGGCAGGAAGTCATAGCCGTAGGGACTGTCACAAATCCTACTGAGACGAGCACGGTGTTAATTCAGCTTGTTGGAGATGAGGTGGTGCTCAGTGCAAATGAAATTAGTAAAAACCTTTTTGAACTTAAAGGAATTATTACAGAAACCATTTCAGAAGCTCCGGCTGATGTTATGGATTTTTTGGAAATATATGAATTCAATCTTAGTGAGTCCACAGCGAGTCAGGTAGATATTCGATTAAAGAATATTGTCGTTAATGGAATGGCAAACGGTGACAGCTCGCCAGATATTGCAAGACAGATCAGAGCTTCATTCGACACACTCTCAAAAGATAGAGCATTGCTTATTGCACGGACCGAAACAATCAGGGCGAGTGCAGAAGGTTCGAAGACAGCATACTCACGAGCAGGAATAGAGCAGGTTGCTTTACTTCCAGCAATGGACGCATGCCCTGTTTGTATGGAGCTTGCGTCTGAGAATCCTTACAAAGTTGATGACAATGCCGTTTATCCTCCTATTCATCCAAACTGTAGATGTGCAGTAGTGCCGGTCTTTGACGAATCTGATGTACAGGCAATCAGTATTGGAGTTGTGAATTCCAATAGTTTTTAGTTGCGAAAAAACTCAGATAGTCTTAATATATAAAACGATCATGGATTAACCTATTTTATTATGACTCTAGTTGCAGATAGCGTTATGCAAAAACTTAAAGCAAAACGCAGCAAGAATATGAAAGTTCGAAAAGCTATTTTGAACAGAAAAGGCACTCTTGATGTTACTGACCCAAAGAAGGTTCAGGAGCATATTGAGAAGTTGAAAAAGAAAAAGCCTATTCCTAAAGAGAAATTTCTTACACCTCTTGAGGAGTTCGAAGCAAAGAAAGTAGCAAAGCAAGAACTAGAGGATAAAAAAACTAAGAAGATCAAGGTTAAAGCAAAAAAAGTTGTAAGCGTAAAAAAGACTAAAAAAACCAAGAAGACTAAAAAGGTTTCTACTGCAAACATGGTCAAAGTTAATGAGAAGCCAGCAAAAATAGAGAAGATAGCAATGTACGTCCCTTTCTCAAAAGTGGACGAAGATAAAAAGTTAGTTTCAGGAATTGCGACAAGCGAAGCCATAGATTCTTATGGTGATATTGTGCGTATCACAGCCATAGAGAAGGCTTTGCCGGAATATCTTGAATTCAGCAATATCCGTGAAATGCACGGTCCAAGTGCAGTAGGTACGATCAAAGAACATGATCTAAACATGGAAAAGAAGAATCTTTCAATCACCGTAAAGGTCGTTGATGATTCTGCGTGGGAAAAAGTAGTGGAGACAGTTTATAAAGGATTCTCAATCGGTGGAAATATTATAGACGCAATTTGGCTAGAGATCGAAGTGCCAGTGAGCGTTGTTAATGCAGCCGGTGAGATGGATGAACTGACACTCAAACAATATGCAGATGGAGAGCTTACATGCAAAGAGGACGAAGAAACTGTGACTGTATTTACAGGAGGTTTCGAAATCCTTGAGCTTGAGCTAACTGAAATTTCTCTAGTGGATAGACCAGCATGTCCGGAGGCTTTGATCGACAGTTTCAAAAGTCGAGACAAAACATTTACACCGGATAGAGCCTTTGTTTTTAAAGACACAAGTAAAATGAAAAAATCAAAGAAAGTGTTGACAACTAAAAACAAATTAAATAATCTAGCAGAGAGCCTTCAAACTCAACAAAACCCTTATAAAACACTTAATTCTTTAGCCCACAAATTTACTATGAGCAAGAAAAAACAAGTGGCAAAAGCATTAACCGCCGTCCTAAAATTCCTAAAGACACAAGGTGTAGACCTAAGTGATGGAGTGCTGGACAAGGCAGGTAGTGTGAATGTCAATCGTCAGGAGCTCAGAGATATAGTAGACATTGCTGTCGAAAAATCTATGAACTTCAAAAAAGACGAGGGCGATGAGGAGGAAAAATCTGATGAGGAAGAATCTGAATCAAAAGACACTGATGAAGGCGACTCTACTGAGGACGAAGACACAAAGTCTAAGTCTGAGGAAGATGATGACGCTGATGAAGGTGAATCTGATGATGACGAGTCCAAAGAAGATGAGGAGGACGCTGATGAAAAAGACGAAGATGAGAAAGAAGATGAAGACGAAGACGAAGAAGAAGAAAAAGAGGAATCTGACTCTGAGGAGGAATCCGATGAGGAGGAGGAAGAAGAAGAAGAAGAAAAAGAAGAAAAAGAAAGCGACCTCGAAAAAGTCCTCAAGAAAACCCTTGCACCATTTGTTAAAGATTTGTCCGATCTTAAAACAGATGTGAAAAAAATCAATAAGTCTGCTGCTGCGACATCTACTCAAAAGGGGATGAACGGCGATGAAGCGGACGACAAAAACAGCAATAAAATGTTCAAAGGATTGTTTAGCTAGACTAAGCCATATCCTATTGAACGCAACGGATTGAAATTTAAAACTTAAACCACCCTTTACTTTATGAGCAAAGAAAATCAAGTCACATTGAAGAAAATCGCAACAAGCGACTTTTCTGGTGGTGGTATTCTCAACCCAGCCCAAGCCAAGAAATTTATCACATTTGTGGTAGACGAATCGGTTATGACAAAGGTAGCTCGTGTGAAAACTATGACTGCTCCTATCGAGGAGCTATCTAGGCTTCATATTGGAGACCGTGTGTTGCAGGGTAAGGGAGAGATGATCGCCCCAACTTCCGGACAATATGTCCAAGCGTCTGGAAGCCAAATCGAACTTTCTACAAAAGCATTTATTATTCCATGGGAAATCAGTTACGAGCAGATGGATGATAATGTGGAAGAAGAAGGATTCGAGGAAACTCTTATGAAAGAAATCGCAATGGCAGCAGCTAACGACATTGAAGAACTCGCTATTCTTGGAGACACGGCTAGTGGAGACCCCTTCTTGGTGTTAGTAAATGGTTGGCATAAATTGGCAGTTGCCGATGGAGCTCACCTTGTTGACATTTCAGGATTCACAGATAAAACGCTAACGAAATATGTATTCAGTGCACTTTTGAAAGGACTGCCTACTAAGTACCGAAGGAACAGAGGACAGTTAGCATTCTTTGTGAACCCAGACAATGAGCAAGATTATCGTGTGTCCCTCACTGGTAGAGATACCAATGTAGGTGATAACGCTTTAGTTTTGAACGAGAATCTCAAAATCTTCGGAGTTGATATTCTACCTGTACCTACTTTAACAGCAGGTTCAGTGGTCCTCACTGTTAAGAAAAACCTAATCGAAGGAATTTGGAAGAAAATCCGTCTTGAGAAAGATAAGGATATCTACAAAGGAGCGCACCAGTTTGCATTCCACCTAAGAATTGGTTTTGCGGTTGAGAAAGGAGACGCTTACGCTTACCTCTCTGGGGTAGTAGAAGCCACTCACTAAAAACCATGAAGCTGGGGGCGGTGTCCCCGTCCCTGCTTCTTTATCTCATCTCTAAATTCTATTTATGGCTACAAATTATTGCACGACAGAAGAAGTCAAATCAGATATGGGTATTTCCTCATCTACTTATGACGACCTAATCGAAGCACTAATTGAAGCTATAAGCGACGCAATCGATGAAGATTGTCAAAGGGAAGGAAGGCTCTATTACCGACAGGTAGAGGAGCTTTTTGATATTGTTGAAGATCAAAGAAAATATCATCCCCGAGAAACTCCCGTAGTCTCTGTTTCAGGATATTACTTGAAAGATTCTAATGGAGCGTATGTCCAGAATGAAGATAGAGAAGTTTATGCGTACGGAGAGTACATAGAATTCGATCTACCGCTCTATGGCTACGATCTTAGTATCTACAATCAATCTACGCTCACAAACAAACTCAAGGCTCTTAAAACGTCCTCTCAAGTTGGATTCTTTGAAGAAGGAAACATCCCGAAAGGATTAAACATGCTTAATAGGCAGGTCGCAGGACAAGAGTTTGAAAAAATCCAGAATAAAACGTCCGGAGAACTCAAAAGCAAAAAAGTTGGTAATTATGCCGTGAGCTTTTCTACGCCTGATGAAAAGTCTGACATTTCACAGTCTATGCAGACTAATGGACTCTACACAGTGCTAGGAAAGTACAGAAAAGGCTTACATTACGGGCTTCTATAAAATCTATCAATAATCTATACAATATGAGCGAACAAACACCTGAGGAGGTTAAACCTGCACCACAAGCCTTGTTTCAAACAAAGGACATCAATCTTGCAGCCTATCTGAAAATGGAAGGCTATCTAGTAGGCGATCTGACCGAGCAAAACGGGAAGGTTATTTTTGGTTTTGTCGATAAAGACCGAAACAAACGTCAAGCAGATGTTCAAGACTTCTACAATAACAAGGGAGGCTTTCTTGCATACACAAACGCATGGAAGGACTTTAAGTCTATGGTCTACAATGTTAAGAAAGACAAAGAATCTTGAGTTTATTGCTAGAGAGTTTTATAATAGCTTTGTAACAAACTCAATATGACTGGATTTCAGAATGTTGTGCTAAAAGTAGGCAAAGACGACATTATAAAATTAGAGATGAAGGCAATGCGAGCACACGTCGTTAAGACGCACAAATCCGGTGTTATTTCAGTTGCGAGTTATCAATTTCCTCATCACGATCATGCGTTGGACGCATTGAATTTCTTTAAAAAGAATGAGAAAAAAAATTAAAAAACTAATTGTTTCAAAATGATTGAAAGCGATTTAAAACATACGATTAAATACAAAAGGATTGTAGACGGGACTACTGTTGATGATTATGGACAGCCCGAGCAAACCGAAACAGCTTATGAGAAGAAGTGCTTTTATGATTTTCCGAAAGAAGAAGTCTATGTCACTCGAGGAGATAACAAGATCAAAGTTGAGGCTGTTGTTTTTATGTCTAAGGACGACGCAGCAAATATTCAACTTGATGATACCGTGACTCAGATCACGAATGCTCTCGGCAATTCCATAACGGATAAAGAGTTGAGAGTGATTGATGTCCGGAAAGCAAATGATCTTGAAGGAGTACATCATTTAGAAGTTAAACTCGGAAAAGCATGAGTCTACTCTCAGTAAAATTGGACGTTAATTATAATTTGAAGAAGAATCTCACTAATTTAGATAAGGGAACAAAGAAAGGTCTTGAGGCAGCAATGTTTAGATGGGAGACGGTAGCAAAGTTGCTCACAACCACTGAGAAACATGTCATCACAGGTCGTTATCGAGCGTCTATCAATAGTAACACCTCAGATGGCTTTACCCATCCACCAGCAGCAGGAAGCGAAGCAGGAGATGGAATACACGAAGTTATTAAGCCGAACTTCATAAAAGGAGGTTCGAATGTGAAGTATGCAATTCACTTGGAAAAGAGGTATGGAATATTTTTAAGAGCGTTAGACAAGTCGAAGGATAAGATGGTAAAATCGTTTGGAGAAACAATAGCCCACTACTTATGAGTATAAAAATCGTTGACATTGGAGTCAAGTTGAGAGATTATCTACTTGCTAGTGATGATATTTCTGATCTAATCGATATTCGTTTGTACGTCGGCTCAATCCCTAAAGATAAGAAGGGAGAAGCAAAGTCGCAACCCAACCCCAAAGTTGGAATGTGGCAGGACGGAGGAGACCCGAGAGGAGCGAATTATAGATATAAATTCTTGTGCCGTGCAGATTCTTTACAAGAGGCACGAGAGGTAGCAATACTTGTCGCAAATCGTCTGACCAATGAAAACTTTGAGTTAGAGGATGACGACGGAAACAACATCGCATATTGGGCTGAACTTGAAGGCTCATTGCTCGATACTGCTGATGAAGTGACAGGGAAACCCGAAGTATTCTTCAATATCAATTTCGAATCACTATACTAAAAACTATAAAACAAACTAGAAATTTAATTCATTAAACCCATTATTGTTATGAGCCAATCAGGAAAAAAAGTTTTGGATAAAAATGACATTTTTGGTGGTAGTGCAAGATTGATCTACGCAGATTCAGTCGAACCAAAACCAACAAAATTGTCTGATATCTTAGACACTTCCACAGGTATTCTGGCTTCTGGATGGAATGATTTAGGTGCAACTGACGGAGGAGTTAGTCTTACTCGTGGCTTCGATAAGGAGACATGGGAAGTAGACCAAGTTCTAGGAGCGATAGACGAGTTTATCACTTCTTGGAATATGAGTCTCGAGGCAAATCTTGCGGAAGCGAGCTTAGAGAACTTCATCGTAGCATGGGAAGCAGGAGCGATCACTGTTGACGCTCTTGAAAGTCCTACAGAGAACTCTCAAGGTATTGGAGATCCGGAGACTACAACCGAAAGGATGATAGCGTTCATCGTTGATAAACGTGAAGTCTCAAGTGTAGGGTACATTCGTGCCTATATCTTCTGGATTGCCAAACTAGACGGAGCTGACTCTGAACATGCGTTCAGGAAGGGTGAAAAGACTTTGATACCTTTAGCATTCAAACTCATTGCTGATACCACTGAGACTGCTGCTCGAAGATTCGGTCTAATCATCGACCAAGAGCCTGCCTAAGTTGAGCGTCCACTCAACCCTATAAATCCATTATGAGGGGGGTGACAATCTGTCCCCTCCCTCTCACATAAAATTAACCCCCTATCTTATGTCTACAGAAGAAGAAAAAAAAACACCTCCAAACAAGGCTTCACACGATGAAGTGTTAGACCCACAACCAAAATCTCTAGTTAGCTATGGCGGAAAAGAATATGAAATCCGTCCCCTGTCAATGAAGGCAGTTTTAAAACTTACCCGAGTTGTAGCAGGTGCAATAGCGAAAGCACGAAATGTTAAATTGAAAGAGGGTGATGAGGCTTCGGCTGTCATTGCTTTACTGGAAAATCTTGATGATTCAGTCATCGCAGAATTGATCTCTGCCATTTTGGGTATAGATTTAAAGGTTGCAGAAGACGGATTCAAAGTTTCAAATGCTTTAGAAGTTATCAATGCGAGCATGCAACTTGAAGACGTGAAGTCAATTTTTTTTCAGATTCGTCAGATGGCAGCGAACATTCGACCAGTTTCAAAGAGTACCCAGTAGATTGGTTGCTTGAATTGATAGATTTGGTTCGTAGTCAATACGGTTATCAGGACGAATACATACTCGACAAGACATTTCTGTGGTTGTACAATAGCTGTGAGCTGATTCGTCGCAGGACGTACGATGAGCATAGAGAACAGGCAATTTTGATAGGAGTAGCCGTCGCAGGACTCTTTGATAAGAATGTAAAGTTACAATCCTATGATGAATTAAGCCCATCCAGAGAAGACAAAACAAAGCGAATAGTTCCAGATGATTACGTTTCAGATGGAAAAGTAGCTGAAAAATTTGGATTAGGAACTGCTTAATTACAACGAAATTATGGGAAATATTGGTTCAGCAACGATTGATTTCAAGGTTAATAATAAGGACGTAAAAAAGGCGTTCACCGGTGTAAATCAAGGTTTCAATAAGGCTGAAAAATCAGTAAACGGATTCAATAAAAAGCTCAAAGGAGCTGATAAAGCCATAGGTGGTTTAAGTTCAGCTTTTAAGAAACTCGCCGTATCTATAGGTGGGATTTTAATAATTAAGGACGTTTTTGCAACCTTCGGAAAATTCGAACAATCAGTATCAAATGCAGCCTCAGTTACAGGAGCATTCGGAGACGCACTCGACAAGACAAAAAAGAATATTGAAGATGTTTCAAAATCTTTGGGAAAAACCACAGTGTTTGCAGCAAGTGACGCAGCAGCCGCATTCTACGATCTAGCCTCAGCCGGATATGATGTTGCGAATATGACTGAGAAGGAATTAAAACCGGTTCTTGATCTAGCAGCAGCGACACAATCAGACCTGAAATTTGCCACTGAGACAGTGACAGGTGCTCTTGCCTCACTTGGACTCGGCTTTGAATCGTCAGAGGCGTTAGCGGACGTATTCACAAAGACAATCGCAAGTTCGAAGGCGACACTCGATAAATTGAATCAATCCTACTCGATAGCCGGTGCAGCATTCGAAGGCTTTAATGTTCACGTTGAAGAAGCTAATGCAGCTCTCGGAGTTCTTTATGACAGAAATCTCGATGGCTCAAGAGCTGGTAATGTCTTGAGAAATGTGCTTACAAAAACAGCCAAAGTTACGGATGGGGGGATGAAGGTACTCAAGAAATATAATCTTGCCCTAGCAGATGTTGATGTTGAGACCAGAGGGCTTATTCCTGTACTGGAAACTCTCGGAGCAGCACAGCTTTCAAATGCAGACTCAGCAGAATTATTTGGAGTCGAATATGGTTCACTCGCAAAGACTCTTTTCGATAATGTTGGAGAAGTAAAAAATCTAAACGCAGCTCTTGAAGAATCAGGAGGTACAGCAGCAAAAATTGCAGAAGATCAGCTTGATACATTGCAAGGTTCTCTTAAATTATTAGCCTCAAACTATGAGAGTTTGAAGTTGGTAATTGGAGAAGAACTAGCCCCTGTTCTTAGAGAATTCGCAGAATTACTTGGAGACCTAGCCTCAGATGAAGGCGTACAAAACTTCTTTAGAGAGTTTGTTGGAATCTTAAAAGATTTATTCACGGCTTTAATGCCGATCATTCGAGCGGTATTTGATGTTGCAAAAGCATTCCTATCCGTACTTGGACCGGCAATTAAGGTTGTAGTTGACCTTATAAGTGCTCTAAAACCTGTCATTCTAGGAGCTGTAGTAGCCTTTGCTGCCTTTAGAGTGATTACGAAGGTAGTTGCTATGTTCGCACTACTGAACGCAGCTCTAAGGACAAATACGTTACTTCTTGGAGTCAATGGAATAGCCGGAGCAGTTGCAGGAACAAGAACAGCCCTTTCAGGTGTTGGAGTGACCCTAAGTGCCACAACAGGCTTGATGACTGGACTTACTGGTGGCATAAAAGCAGCTTTCGCAGCATTCAAGGCTTTTTCTATAGGATTGCTTACAAACCCTATATTTTTGGCAGCAGCAGCAATCGGAGTGCTCGCAGTGTCTATTTACAAGTGGTTCAAGAGAAATGAGGAAATTAAGGACAGTATTGCCACTTTAAAGACCGCTATGGATGGATTCTCTACTGAGACCATCGGAAACTTTAATGCAGCTCTAACAGACCTAGAAGAAAAGCTATTATCAGCTCATAGTTTTTGGGCGACTTTTGAAGATATTATCGCAGCTAGTGAGTCTCTCCAAAATGTTCAAGAGGATTTTGTGACTCTGGGTACAGCAATGGGAGAGAATGAAGCTGATCTTAGAGAGTGGCTTGCGGAAGTTGACCTTACAACCGAAGAAGGTGCTCAGCTCGCCTCAGAAAGATTGGGAGCAATGAGAAGCGATTTTAATGATATGGCAAAAAACGCAATCCAATCATTCAAAGAACTTTCAGAAGGCTCAGAAGACAACGTGACTAAGCTAACAGACGATTTAGAACAATGGCAAGAAGGACTTGCTGAGACCTATAAAACTCTTGATCTTACAGATGAGCAAATCGAAATTAGAACTCGAGAAATGATGAATGCTCTCGAGGAAGAATATTTGAGAAGTGCCGATATTGCAGATAAGTTTATTTTCTACTTTGCGGAAGGTCTAACATCGGCAGAATCTTTGAAGAAGATGGCTGACGCAGGACACGATGTCTCTGACGCTTCATTGATAAAAATGGCGACAAAGGCTAGAGAAGCTGAAAATATTGGTGAAGAAACAGCGTTGCTTTATGCAGCCGGAGTTATCAATAAAAAACAATATGCAGCCTCTCAAGCAGCAGATTTCACAGTTGAGTCTTTGAACGCAATGATTCACACAAACAAAAAGAATAAAGACGTGGTAGCAGATTCTTTCGGAGCTGTTGTTACAAAAACAATGAATACTGGTCTTGAGATTCAGGCAAAAGGTGGAGAAGCTATGGGAGACAATGCAATCGTTACAGGTGAGAATGTTTCAAAAGGAATGGCTCAAGGTGTGGAAAATAAGAAGGGTTTATTCTTCGGTGCTATGAACAATATCTTAGGATTTTTTAATGATGTTGCTTCACAGTTCGGAATAGATAAAATCTTCGGGATTGAAGACGGTGCTATCACAGAGGCTTTAGGAGGTCTTGTTGCTTCAATTAACGGGACAGACGCAAGTGCCATTGATGACGCTGTAAGTGCATACGATGAGCTAGAAGTCAGCATTGCCGGAGCGACTGAGGAAGCTGATAAATTCGAAGGCTCAAGCGGAGGTGGTGGAGCTGAAAAATTAGGTGACGACTTCAAAGAACAGTTCGACACGATCACAGAAAGTTTGAAGGATATGAGAAAGCAAGTTGCAGAAAGCATAGGCGGAGTTGCAGATGATTATAAAGATGAGATGGTAAAACTTTCCGGAGTTGATGAGAAGTACGTTAAAAAGCGTGCTGACATCTTCAAAAAAGGGAATGAGGCTCTTGTAAAAGAGGGACTTGGTGATGAATCAATCAAGACTATCGTTTCAAAATTCCAAACCTTCATAGAGGAGATAGACACTGCAATATTAGCTGGTCTAGGCGAAACATTCGAGAAAAATCTCACCTCAATAGGAGACCTTATTTCAACAATCGAAACAAGTGACTTCGAGGTGAAGGATATTTTTGAATTTCCTAGTGCTGACGAGCTTATTGATACCGAAGGTTGGAATGGATTTTGGGAAGATTATGCAGATGGAATCGAAGGAGTCCAAGAGAGGCTTAAAGATTTGGTAAAAGAACAGGCAAAGGCTTTCGCTGACATAAGAGCGGACTCAGAAAAAACCCTTGCTTCTTTGGCGAAACTTGAAAAAACCGGTGGCGAAAATATTGCAAAAGCTATTTATTCTCAGGAAAAAAAGCTCGCAGATTTACGAAAATCTCTTAGCGAAACTGATGATACCGATAGAGTTGCGGAATTGCAGGCTGAAATCTCAGAGATGGAGAATATGTTGAAAAAACATAATGATGTAAGGAAAGAACTTGCAGCCGAAATCGCAGAGATCGAAAGGAGAGATGAACTCGACCCTATCGCAAAAGCAAAAGAAGACTTCGAAAAAGAAAAAGCAATCCTTGAGGAAAGACTCAAGATCAATGCTGCTTTCTTCGAAGATACTGAAATGAAGAAACCAAAAGCCCTTGCAGATGTTATCTCAGAGCTTAAAACTTTGCGTGAGGGAGTTTTGAATGAAGAAAACCAAGAATACCTCGACAATCTAATCGTACAACAGGAGAGACAACAGGCTGAACTAGATCAAGCTAAGGCTTTCCTAGAAAACGCTCGAACACAAAAAGAGGAGATCGAAGTAAAATATCAGACTTTCCTAGAGGAACAAAGAGCTGCTGAGACAGTAGCTTTCCAAGCCCATCTTAAAGAACAGGAAACTATACTTGCCGGTCATGCAAAAACTCAGATAGCTCGATATAATGCG